GTGACGAGCATCTTCGCCTCGACTGCGGTCCTGGAGATCGGCTCCCGCAACGCGGGCACCTCCGACTTCTTCGCGGGCAAGTTCTTCGAGGGCTGGGTCAAGAACGGCATCGCCGGTACTGCGGTCGCCCGCCCGATCGCCTCCGTCACCGGGGTCACGGACGCGACGCCTCTGACCTGGACAGTCAACGGCACCGCGATCCCGACGAACTGGACCACCTACGGCGCCCAGGCCTACCTCCAGGTCACCGGATTCACCGGCACGGACGTGACCGTGAAGCTCCAGCACTCCGCCGACAACGGGGTCAACGACTCCTGGACGGACATCACCGGTGGCGCCTTCACGCAGGTGACCTCCGGTCCGACGACGGAGCGCATCGCGACCTCCGCGACTCTCGGGATCGAGCGGTACGTCCGGGCCGTGACCACCACCTCGGGTGGATTCACGAGCTGCTCGTTCGCGGTGACCTTCGTGCGCAACGAGAGCACGGTGACCTTCTGATGGGCCTCTACACCCCCCGCCTCGGGACCCACCAGGTGCAGACGTACCAGGTGCTGTCCCCGGTCTCGACGCACTTCCGGCCCGCGACCTGCGAGGAAGTCGCCTGCATCCACTACCAGACCGGGTGGCGCAACGTCGTGGACGAGCGCACCCAGCTGGGCCAGCGGCAGGCGTACTTCGTCCGCAAGGAGTCCCGTCGCAGCTTCACCGAGGAGCGCGGCGAGGACGGCCTGACGACCTTCACCTTCGCCTCTGGTCAGCCGTGCTTCACCAGGCACCAGATCAAGCTCGACCGCCAGGAGCTGTACCTGGTCCGTGGCGGCGACAAGCGGGGCAACCCCACCGGGTTCCACCGCCAGCACACCCGGCCCGAGCACTGGGTCGAAGACATGCAGGAAAACCAGGACCGGCTCCGGTCCGCAATCGAGAAGGGGTGAACCCTCATGGCCAAGGAGAACGGCCTGGGCATCACGACCCTGTCGGTGGACGACAGCGGCGGGTCGGCCCGGGACATCCGCAATGACATCGTGTCCTTCGAGTTCGCCACGCCCCGCGCGGTGCAGGAGGTCACCGGCATCGACAAGAGCGCGATGGAGCGTCTGCTCCTGCTCGGCGACTTCAACATCACGCTCGAAGGCATCTTCAACGACGCGGCGAACATGAGCCACGCGGTCTTCAAGACCGTCCCCAGCACGTCGGTCGCCCGCACGGTCAGCATCAACATCTCGGGCCAGACGCTGGCCAACGAGTGCCTTTTCACCGACTACCCGCTCTCGCGGTCGGACAGCGGTGAGCTGACGTTCTCAGTCGAGGGCCTCCTCGCCGATGGCGCCGTGCCCACCTGGTCCTGAAAAGTCCGATTCCTGACGGGAGTTGAAACCCCATGCCGAAGTTCAAGTACGAGAAGAAGACCTACACCCTCCGGTTCGCCACGGGTGACGAGCTGGACGGTCTGGAGGTCGAGGTCAGCTCCGTCCCGCTGGGCCGTTTCCTTCGCATCATGAAGGTCTCCGCCGCAGCGGGCGGACAGGCCAGCGCCGAGTCCCTCGCCGCGATCGAGGAGCTGTTCGACGGCTTCGCCGACGCGCTGATCCGGTGGAACCTCACCGACGAAGATGACAACGATGTCCCGACGACCGCAGAGGCCCTGCACGGTCTGCCGACGGATCTTGTCATGCGCCTGATCCAGGAGTGGATGCAGGCCATCGCCGGTGTCTCCCCGGAACTGGGAAAAGGCTCCGACTCTGGCGTGACCTACCCGGCGGTACCCATGCAGATGGCCGCCGCATAACCAAGCCTGACGAACTGGCCGAAGCGGAACTGATCGTCAACCTGTGCGAACGGTTCCACTGCCTCCCGAGCCAGCTGGTGGAGGAGGACGCGGAGCTTCTCCGCCTCGTCCGGATCGTCGAGGAAGCCAGACCCGACCACGAGAAGGAGGTGAGCAGTCATGGCCAGCGTCCTCATCACAATCACCGGCGTTGACGAGAGTCGCCGCGCGTTCAACGAGGCGAAGGACAACTTCAACGGTCTCAGCTCCGCCGCGAAGGGCCTTGCGCCCGCCATCGCGCCGATTGCCGCAGCTGCCACCTCCGCCATCGTCCAGCTCGGATCCGCGATCGGCGGTGCGGCGGTGGCCGCTGGTGTGTTCACCGCCGCTGCCATCCCGCAGCTGAACGCGATGAAGGAGAACGGCGAACTCGCGACGAAGGTCGCCGACGCCGAGGAAGAGGCCGCGCGGAAGAAGTACCTCGCGGACAAGCTCGCCGCCGAGGGCAGTGAACTGGCGGGGGACGCGGCCAAGGCCGCCGACGCCGCCCAGCTCGCCTCCATCGACGCCATGGAGGAGTACAAGCGGGCGACCAAGGATCTGCCCAAGGGCACCGCTGACGCGGCCTTGTCGTTCGCCAAGCTGAAGACGGCCTTCAAGGACTGGTCCGACTCCCTGGCCGGACACACCATGCCGGTCTTCACCCAGGGCATGGACATCCTCCGGAAGATGCTGCCCTCCTTCACCCCGCTGGTGAAGTCGACCTCGAAGGTCTTCAAGGAGCTGCTCGACAAGCTGGAGAAGAAGGTCGACTCCAAGGGCTTCGACGAGTTCATGAAGAAGCTCACCAGCTGGGCCGAGACCGGCCTGCGGGCGACCATCGACGGCATCGGGAAGCTGGTCACCACCATCGGAGGGTTCGTCACCAGCGACGGCTTCAAGGAGTTCCTGGCCTACGGCGAGGAGCAGGGGCCGGTGGTCGTCGAGATCTTCAAGGATCTCGCCGAGTTCGTCGGCAAGTTCATCGAGGCTGCCGGTCCCCTCGCCGGTCTGTCCTTCGCAGCCCTCCAGTTCCTGGCCGACGCCCTGAACGCCATCCCGCAGGAGCTGCTGGAGATCCTGGCGCCGACCCTCATGGCGATCGTCGTCGCCCTGAAGGCATGGCAGCTGTGGACCCTGGCAGCCGCCGGTGCCCAGGTGCTGCTGAACATGGCGATGTACGGCTTCCCCCTGACGTGGATCATCGGCGCCGTCGTCGGCATCATCGCGATCATCGTCGCCCTGTGGTTCAAGTGCGAGGGCTTCCGCGAGGTCGTCAAGGCCGTGTGGGAGGCCATCAAGGGCTTCTTCATCGACGCCTGGGAGTTCATCCGCGACGACGTCTTCAAGCCTATGGGCAAGTGGTTCACCGAGACCGTGCCTAAGTGGGCCCGGGACATGGGCGAGAAAATCGGCGAGGCATGGACGGGGGTCAAGGAGGGCGTCAAAGCGGCGCTCGACTGGATCGCCAATTTCTTCATGACCTGGACCGGCGCCAACTTCCTGATCCAGCACTGGGACTCGATCAAGGAAGGCGCCCGCAAGGGCGTCAACAAGATCAAGGAGTACTGGGACGACTTCATCGGCTTCTTCCGGAAGCTCCCCAGTCGGATCGCCAACGCAGCTTCCGGGATGTGGAACAGCATCAAGACCGGGTTCAAGTCGGCCATCAACGGGATCATCGGCGCCTGGAACAACCTGTCGTTCAGCATCGGCGGCGGATCGATCATGGGTGTCGACATCCCCAAGGTCACCCTGAGCACGCCGAACATCCCCTACATGGCGCGTGGTGGTATCTCCTCCGGCGGTCTGGCCATGGTCGGTGAGCGTGGCCGTGAGCTGGTCAACCTGCCTGACGGGTCCCACGTGCGGACTAACGCCGACACCGAGCGCCTGATGCGCGGGAACGGGATGCTCGGCCGCCCCATCCACCTCGTCATCCAGATCGGCGACAAGGAGCTGGGCGAACTCGTGATCGACCCCGTACGGGGTGCCGTACGCCGTCGCGGCGGCAACGTCCAGGCCGTGCTGGGGAGGTAGACCATGGCGTTTCCGCAGACCCCCCTGGACATCGACGTCGAGCTGTACCTCAACGGAACCTGGACAGACATCACGCCCTACGTCCGGGGCGATTCCGGCATTGAGATCTCACGGGGCAAAAGCTCTGAGGGCTCGTCTACCGACCCCGGAACCTGCTCGCTGACCCTGGAGAACACTGACGGGCGATTCAGCCCCAGGAACCCGTCCAGCCCTTACTACGGTCTCCTCGGAAGGAACACGCCGCTAAGGGTTTCGGTGTACGGCGGCACGCCCTACCTGAACCTCCCCGGAAGTGCGGGAGACCGCGCGTCCACCCCGGACACGGCGGCGCTGGACATCACGGGTGACATCGACGTTCGCATCGATGCATCGCTGGACGATTGGAACGTCACAGAGACCACCGAGCTGATGGGCAAGTACAACATCACCGGTAATCAGCGCTCATGGCGTCTGATGATCAATTCTGGTGGATTCCCCGTCTTCTCCTGGTCGAACGACGGTACGAATTTCACGGACGTAACGGCCACGGAACCGCTTCAGGGGTACGCCACGGGCCGCGTCGCACTGCGCGCCACCCTGGACGTGAACAACGGCAGCGGTGGGTACACCGTCACCTTCTACACCGCGACCAACATCGACGGGGGGTTTGAGCAGTTCGGTGGTGTTATCGAGACGAACTCGGGTACCACGTCGATCTTCTCGTCCACCGCTGACCTGCACGTCGGGGACATCTCCAACCTGGCCTTCGATGAACTTCAGGGCAAGGTATACGCCGTAGAGGTCTACAACGGAATCGCTGGCTCCAAGGTCGCGGACATCGATTTCACCGCACAGACCGTGGACGACACCTCCTTCACCGGAGATGACGGCCTGACGTGGACCCTGTCGGGTAACGCCTCCATATCCGATAAGCAGACCCGGTTCACCGGTGAGGTGTCCTCATGGCCGTCGGCGTGGGCGACCGGAGGCTTCGACGTCACCACCACCGTTGAGGCCTCCGGCATCATGCGACGGTTGAGCTCGGGTGCGTCCCCTTTGGCCAGCTGCCTGAGCAGGGCACTGACGGCGGCCACTGACGTGGTCGCGTACTGGCCGATGGAGGACGGTGTCGGCGCCAGCCAGTTCTACTCCCCGATATCCGGCGTCCGCCCGCTCAACTACACCGACATGACCTTGTCCTCTGACACGCCGACCGTCAGTGGATACCCGTCAGGATCGGATGCACTGCCTGTCCTGGGGACCGCAGCCGAACTGAGCGGGAAGGTGCCGTCGTATTCGTCCACATCTTGGCAGGTCGAGTTCCTCTTCAACATCGACACGGCGCCCTCGACCTTGCGCAGTCTGTTGTGTGTGCAGACCACGGGGACGATCAAGAGGTGGCGGTTCCAGCTCAACAACACCACCGCGCGGGTCCTGGGTGAGGAGTCCGACGGCACTGATCTGTTCACCGATGACATCTCGGGCACCGGCAACTTCTTCGGGGGGTGGCGACGGTGCCGCCTGCGCGCTGAGCAGAACGGCGGGAACATCGACTGGACCGTCTCCTGGTTCACGCTCGGCGGGACCGGCCTGGACGAGAACTCCGGGTCTTACGCGGGCACCCTAGGGCGCGTCTCCTATGTGACCAGCCCTCCTGGTGGCTACTCATCCGACCTGGAGGGGATGGGTATCGGACACATCGCTGTCTTCAACGACTACA